CTTACGATAAACAGTAAAAGTAGTCTGAGGAGTCCCGAGATACATAATACGGCTATCATCTTTCGGCGTGAGGATGGATTCAGCTTCAGTGCAAAGTTGAAGTAGTTTTTCACGCATCATCTCCGTCATTGAATTACCGGGAACCTCGATGTCGTCCAGAATCATAAGATCCGCGCGACTTCCGGTGAGTTGTCCAGTGATGCCCACCGACTTTACGCTTGGGGCCTGATGGGGAGAACAGTTTACGTCGAAGCTTATACGCGACCATCTGGACTCTTCTGAATGGGGCTGTAGATGATTCAACCATGGAGTTTCAATGATAAGTTTCTGTAGGAAGATGGACATGTTATCCGCCCTTTCTTTAGAGGCGGATATAATCATTATTTTTCTTTCCGGATCCTTGAAAAGAGTCCAGAGAACAAACGCTCCAGTAATCCAGGATTTACCGACACCGCGGAAAGCTTGGATCTGGAGCCGTTTTGGACCGTGCTGTAAGTAGTCAGCAATTGAGTATTGTGCTCGTGTTGGATGTGGTAAGTCAAGTTGCTCCCATAATGCTTGTAGAAATAATTTAAAGTCGTCTTGTAGGGCGGTTAAGACATCAGTCATAACGGTTCGAATAGTTCATTTAAGTTCTTCTTTATCAGCGCGTCAATCTGCGCTATCTCTTCATCTGTGAATGGTTCATTCTTTACCACCTTCATAGGACCAAAGGAACTGGGTGGTGCAGCCTTACGAGAATAAGTAAAGTTCTCTCCGGCTGCTGTCATCGCTTGGGTTGAAATGCTCATTGTTTGTCTGGTATGTTTCGGTAAGTTTCTACTACTTCGTGTTTCATTCCATTCTTTATAGTTTCCTCTATAGATGCTCCTGTTTTGGTCATATAAGCGTTTCCACCACCTAATCTGTAATAATAATCATTTTGATCTTTATATGGTGTGCTTGGACCCCATCTTGCTGAACCAGCACCAACTCCACGAGGAAAGGCTATATCACCTGCTATAAGCCCACCAGCAACTGTAAATGGATTTGTTACTGCTGCCGCTACAGGTGCTACATATGGTGCAACTGCTTGGGTAATTGTTTGACCCAAAGGTGTTCTGGCTGCTAAATTAAGACCAGTAGCCCACACAGCATCTTCAGTTAAATTGCGACCAACAACTCCAGGTATCTTATCCATTTCACCTTTACTAGCTAAGGCTAATGATGGCAATACAGCAGAGAATAGAGCATCCTGTGGTCCAGGTACTGCTGACTTCACTGCGTTCTTCAAGTTAAGTATACTTAATGTATTAGCTGGGTTCTTAGGTGTACTGAATTTCCGTGGTTTCTTGCCACTTCCTGGCGTCTCTACACTTGCTGTGGTATGTGTTGGAGCGTATGACCTTACTGGTCCGCTTTCATTAACGGCATCACCCCACCTAAAATCTGTATGTTGATCTACAAGAGGAGGCAATCCTTCTGCTGCTCGCCTGGCGTTTAACTCCTTCCGTGCTAAGACTGCTTCTGGTGATCTACCATAATGATATACCAAAGATCGCTCTTCTGGTAATAATTGTGGATCGTTATGGTCCGATAAATATGTTACCCAGGAATCCATACTATCGTTAGTAGCTCCTATTTCGCTTCCGATCTCCCATGGAACTCCTGAGTCTATGCCTATCTTTCTATTATGGCTACTCCATTGTGGACCTACATCACTTGGGCCATGTTGACCTCCTCTACCTTTAGCTATATTATGACCAGAATCTTGAGGGATTCCGGTCGCTTCAGCTGCTAGTAGTGCATCAGCTTGATGCTGTACCCATGATTCACTTAACCATTTCTTATACTTCTTCAGGCTCTTACCTGGCGGCATAGTGCCTTCTCTAACACGTTTTGCGGCATCAGACTTCACCGTTGGTAATATTCTACCTCGAAATGTTCTCAGCTGTCCAACAGTACGTTTAGGAGGCTCATACGGATTTATGTCATAATTAAACATACTTTGCCATCCAGGCATATCCCATACATTTGCCATCTTACTTCCTCCTGATCTTCAGTTTTCTACTGGCCCTGTTCTTGGCACGGCTCTGAGGTCTACCTTTACTTGTACTTCCTTTGTAATGTGCGGCGTCCCGTGGGTCACCGACTTTTAGTCCTAGTTTCTTACGTAGCTTATTGGCTCTAACACGTAGTTTAAGCCCTTTCTTTGTCTTGTTGTAGGCCTTCTGTTGAGCCTTACGGTTACCGTTAGCGTAGCGTGGTCCACTTTTCTTTTTCATTCGTTTTTCTCCTCATTGTCCAGTCTATCCTTCTTTCTCTTTTCTCTTGCTTCCTTTAATTTTTTGAGGAGTTTCTTCCGCTCTTCTGGGGTTAATGCAGTGAAAGCACTAGTTCCACCTTCTGATGCTTGACTAATTCTACGGCCAATACCCATCAAACCTTTGTCGCTAAGCATCCATTTCTTACCTTCATCAGAGGCAAGGAATTTCTCTATGTTCTTCCAGTTGAAACCACCTTCCCAGAAACTTTTCTCTTTACCGCCTGGTCCTTTTCCATCAGGTTTAGGAGGTTTATCATTGGGAGTTTTAGTGGCAGGAGGTTTAGCTTGACCAGGTTGTTGAGTAGTTGTCTGCGTAGGTTTAGCTCCGGTTTCAGGGCTAACAGGATACTTCTTCAGTGCTTTGTTGGGATCTCCTCCTGTATCTATTGCCTTCCTCACTTCAGCACTTCTAGCTTCTATCGTTTCTACCAGTGGACTCGCTGGCTCTGCCTGTTGCTGAACTTGTCCCTCGCCAAAATTCGGGTCAATACCTTGATCCTTGTGTAGAGCTTCTACTGATGTCTGAGTATCAGTGAATGGTTGAGTATTAAGATCTGTTGGTGTTGTATTCCCAGTCAAACTTTCTGGAGATTGTGTAAATCCTGAGTCTGCAGGTACCGGCATCGTTGACTTAGCTTCTGGAAAAAATTGAGGGTCAACTGGTACTGGCGCATCTTTACCGAATCCAGGAGCAGCTTTCTCAGCTGCGGTTGGTCCTTGTTGTCCTAACCACTCCTTCTGCTGTTCTATAGCTGGTTGAAGCTCAGGAAGATTCGTATCAGTAGGACTCGGTGTGAATGGTGTCTCTGGTGTTGCTCCTGCAGCGGGTGTTCCTGTATTTGCTGCGGCTTCTCCTCCACTGCCTATACCCATACTCACAGCAAAACTAGCTACTTGCACCGCAGGTCTTACAATGCTTTGGATGCCACGCCGTGTTTCTTCATCCCACCCGAACGGGTTCCAATACGCCATGTAACCTCCGTTGTACTAATTCAGGATCTACTTTTGGCATAACACTTGCCAATTTATGCAGTGGATTGCCCTCGTAAGCGACACCACTAATATCATTCTTTACTAGCCAATCACAAGCTGCTTTGAGTTCGTGGGCCGTAGCCTCGCCGCTCTTCACTCGTTTGAGGAATTCCTCAGTGACTAGATTGTGTAATTCGTTGAATTGATCCTCTGTTGCTTTCTTAGTCATTTCTTTCCGGCTCTTCGCTCGGCTTTAGTTTATTGAGTAGAGTTTGAATAGTTTGGATGACGCTATTCTCCTTTAATGGAGACAAAGCGATCAGTTCTGATGCTAATGCTACGATCACCCAAAAGGCGGGTTCAGATAAAAATAATAGTTCCATTTACTTAGATTTTTTTGATGGTTTTGGTGTAGGCTTTTCTACTTTCTTAGCTGCTGCTTCTGCTGCTGCTTTAGCTGCTGCTTCACGTTTGTCTGATAGTGTACTCATGGTGTTTCTGTGATTTGTTTGTTTACTAAGGCAATAGGTACGATGTCGTGGCATAAGTGCTCAACACGTGAACCTGGGCGAAAGGTGAACCCTTTCTGTTGTATTTCAGCACATTTAAGCGCTCTAACTAATTCGTAATCTAATCTAAGTTTTTCTTCTTGACGTTTAGCTATGGCCTTACACCTATTAATTGTACTCCAATCCAAAGGCACCATAAAGTTTAGCTGGGCACCCCATTGGTTACTTTTAACGTAAGCTTCGTGGTCATACGGTGTAGTGTCGTTACCCATATAGAATGGAGACATTGTCATGGTGGGGCCATTACACGAGACCCCTTGACCATAAGACTGCCTAGATGGTGCTCCATTATTCTGGAATTGCACCGCCTGATTAGTTACACTACCTGTAACATTAGACTCTGGAGCAGCTGTGTTATACACATCTTCTGCTCTAACAGGACTTACTGCGAGAAGACAGACAGCGATGTAGTAGTAGAGTTTGTTGTGATAGTTCTGTCTATCTCGATTACCTCTACCACACCTGCTGGACGTGATACAGTCTCTAGTTGATACTGTTCTCCCGCTGTGTGTATTGAGTAAGTCGTCTGTGGATCTGTTATGTCTCCACTTGGCACTACGTTGGTTCCGGACCAACTGTTGTATGTACCCCCATAGACGTCGGTGTCTATAGCTTCTGTTACTACTTGTGTCGTTACAGTGGTAGCTTGCATTGATCCTTGGGTGAAGTTTGGGGTTATTTGGTTTGCTCTCGCTATTGAGGGAATGAGTAGAAGTGGAAGTATCCATAGTTTAATCATCTTTTTTACCTTTTCTATCGTTTGTAGGTTGTATCCCGAATGTAGCCAGTGTGCCAGTAAAGATACTGGCTATAAAGGTTATATCCTTTGGTGTCTGTTCACCTAGTCCTGGTATTTCTACATAGTTAAGACTAATGATGAATCCTGCCCAAACGACTACTCCGAGACGTACAAAGGTAGATAGAATAGCTAATTGCTCTTCTTTATCATCCATCCCGTCCTTCAGCTTCGCTAGGACGTTCTTCGGTTTTGTCGGTTGCTCCGTTGTTTCCAAATTTCTTCTGAATACGTTTTACAGCCTGCATAAATACAGGTTTGAAGATCTTTACCAGGTAATTAAACATGGATGTAGCAGTTAAGGTGGCAACTACAGAGACCGCAGCTGTAGTAGCTGCAGTCACTACAATCTCTTCCTTTGGAACTGGTATCTCTACATCCGTCCAAGGTACTGTTATCTTCTTTACTTCAGGAGCACTTGTCTCCTTCGGTTTATCAGTCTCCTCCTCTTCCCCTTCCTTGGCTACACCAACCGGTGGCCTAAGCTCCGCAGGAGGCATCGTCAAGGGCTTGTAAGAGGGTATTTCAGCCTTTGGGATAGATAGTATAGGACGGGGTAAAAAGGGAGGCTCTGGGAGGATCTGAGGGGGCAGATTGAAAGAAGGTAAGATGGGCGGATCATCCATCACTTATCAGGCCAAGTCTCTAGAACAATTGGGTTGTACTGTTTTGGATCGAAGGAGTTACCGTCAGAATCTTTCTTCTCAGTTGCACCGTTAGTTGCACTACCTGGACGTTGACCATCACTAATCAATGCAGCAAGTTCATCTGTAGCACTACAAGCAGTGATCTGATCTTCCCGCTTCTTACATTGTGTCCTAACAGCCGTACGATATGTCGTAGTGTCGCTAGGAACGGCGGTATCAGTTTCTGCTTTACGAATAATCATCCAATCGCTTTCGGACAGCAGAGAGTCTGCTGTTTTCTTCTGGATTTTAATCCATTCCGTCTTAAGGTCTGCAATTGGTTTAGGGTTATCTACACTCCAATAGAAACGTTGATCGTATCTAGCAGGGTCAGCTACTTCAGAGATGCCAATCGCTTTCTTCTCATCTAATGTTGTTAACCTCAACCAGTTAGCTGGGTAATTGATTCCATCAGCGGTGAATGCCACATCTAAGGCAAGTGGCTTGCCATTTAACATAAACATAATTTAACGTGCGTTAGCGTATTTGAACGGTGATTCAGCCCATGCTGCGTATAAATATATACCATTATTTGTATTTACGGAAGCATGAGTAGACTTAACACTAAATCCATTTGAGCAAAATTCAACATCTGCGAAATTTTGCTGTGCAGTGTTGACATCAGCGGCTAACATGTAGCCGATACCTTGATCAGATTTAAGTGCTTGGCTCCACATTATCCAATTTTGACTACTGGTGGTATGCTTTACCATCACAAAACTTGGTTTGAAGCCTAAATGTACAAACGGGCCTCTGGCATAACCATTTCCTTTATAAGTATTAAACTTAGAATATCCAGCCACTCCAGACCAACAGTAGGCTATATGATTTTCACCATTATCATTACTTTTACTGTAAGTACCAAGAGTAAAAACTGAAGAGGTAGGATCACCATTCCAAGCAGCGTATGATCCAGGGCCATACCCTAAGAGTGATCCATTATTTATATCTAAACTTAGAAATCTTGCGTAATTATAGGAATGTAGCACCATCCAGTTATTTGTAGCCCCAGTAGTCTTGATGAGAATTAGTTCAGGTTTTGCATTTAACCCATGAGCTACAGTTGCATTAGCCTCTGTACCTGTATAACTTACAATCGAGAATCCAGCTGTTGTATTAACTCTGTATGTTGAATCAATTGTACCTATACCTGTGGATGATGCATCGTTTGTAGTGGTTGTAGATCCTGCATCCCAAGTGTGCGCTATATAGGTAGTACCACCACCGTAATTAATCGTACCAGCCCCACCGTCAGGTCCTAATGTGAAACCACCAGAATCGAAGGATATAAGACTTGAATCGTTAGTACCTGCAGTAGTTGTCGTATATGCGTTTGACCCGTCAGGACGGAGGAATTTCTGTGCTCCTCCAACAGTATCGAAAGTACAATGGGAATAACTTGATGAGTTCGATTTCGCCCAAACAAGATCAGGACTAAATGAAAGTCCAGTTATAGATTGAGAAGGGTTTGTAGTAGAACTCCATCCAGAACCAGTGTATGAAACTACATCAAAATAATCTTTACCGCTTGCGATAGCTGGATCCGGTAGGTTATAAGTATTTAGTGTTTTAAACCCAGTTGGTGGTGTATAAGTGAAGGCTCGTTGTCCGAAATTAATATTTGTAGTTGCATAATATGAATCAATGAAAGGTATGACTGGTGCGGTTACATTTGAGTAGACCTCATTAGAACCAGCAGCAGGGTTACCACTACCAATCCAAGTTCCATTCTTACCAAACCATAACTTTCCAGCATCTGCATCGTATGCAAACATAGCAACATCTCCGTTGCTGAATAGATCTTCAGACCCGGAATACGTACCACTGTTAAATGCCTTACCACCGTAAGGTGAAGTATCTGTCATCAAGTACGCCCAAGAGTTTGACTCCGTACCACCCCTGGTCCCAGTCATATTAACATCATTACCACAGACACCAGCCCTAGGGTCAGCAGCACCTAGACCAGTTACTCTAGTTACTTCCCAATACCATTTACCACTTGCCATTTCCATAGTAGCACGGACCTGTGCGTAATTACTAGCGGCACCACTAGTCGATAAGTTACCATTAGATAAAGTCAGTAAGGAGTTAGTGCTATTATCGAATGGATTCAGCGTACAGTAATTACCTGTACCTGTACCACCATCATCAAAGTCAGTTGGTGTATCTTTCAAGACATCGAGACCACCAGCTGTAATATTATTCACCGATTTCTGTGGAGGTGTGAACTCGCCGCTATACTTAGCAGTAGTATATACACGTACATCCTGCATCCATCGAGCACAACTACCGTCTCTCCCTTTATTAATGTAGAGATTACCGCTCTGTCCGGTAGCTAAATTCATGCTCCAGTAGTTGTTTGTAACCTTTAGCTTACCATTGAAGTATACTTTCATTGTACTTCCAGAGCGAACCATAGCCAAATGAAACCATTCATCTCTTGGTGGATTAGAAATAGTTATATACTCAGAACTACCAGAAGTGTAAATGTCTAAATTGGACGCACCATACATTCTAGAGTTAAATGTTGTAGCAGTAAGCGAATTGGTATGTGTAGAAAATAGTGTCCCATTAATAGTATTGTTATTAGGGTGATATATCCAACATTCTATGGTAAAATCGTCTGTCCCAAAGGTAAAGTCACTGTTAGATACTCCGAAATATCCATTTGCCGCGAATGAACATGATGATCCATAATATCTGTATTTATTTGTATCACTAGAAGAGCTTCCATAGGCAGTTAGAGTTCTACTATTACCTGATTCATCGTCTGTCAGTGCATTAGAATTAGCTGCAGTAAGAGGCCATGCTCCAGCCAAATCACTGGAGTTTGAATCTGTTCTTACACCAGAACCGATTGTCTGACCATGGTCATCTGAAGTGTTCCATATAGGTTTCGCGCCAGTAGCACTAGCAACTGTTACAGCTGCGCCATCTTCTAAACTAAAGTTGTTAGCAGTCCAATCATGATTTTCACCGCTAGAATCTTCACCTAGATCTGTACCATTAAATTTCAAGTAGCAACCATTATTACCGTACGAAAGTGATTCACTACAATCCTTCGGTACCCATTTACCGTTAGCATTTTCTTCACCGAAAGTACTCGCATCATAAGCAGTACCATCAGTCATAAATATTTCAGCCAGATAACCCTCAAAATGGTAACCACTTTGATACTTACCAATGTATGTGGGAGTAGCATAGTTCCAATACATATCAACATTCTGGTTAGGATAAGTTGTACTGACCAGATCAGTCTGTTGAACACCATTTACCCATAGTTTCATTCTATTCGATGCTGTTGCTTGAGTTGTATCTACTGCAAAGACAAAATGATACCAACCGGTTGGGTCTCTAAATGAGTTAGCTGTTGTAAATTCTCCGTTACCGTTAGATGACTGATAGTAAAGATAGAATCGATCACTACCATCGAACATCATACTATGTTGATAGGAGGCTGATGTTCCAAATACTCTTTGGTTACTTCTCGTTTTGCCGAATTTCTGCCACCAGGATATAGTATAAGTTTTACGATTTCCAGCTACTTGGGTTCGGTTAAGATATGCGGTGTCATCAGAATTAAACCTAAGACTCTTCTCAATCTGATAACCACTGCTTACACCGGAGGCACCCGCACGGATGCCTGTATTACTTAGTATTGCCATTATGCCACCGCCAATGAAGCTACCGCATGTACCTTATTAGCTGCTGCTACGATGTAATCAATACGATCTACAGCATTTGCGGCGGTTGATAATGTTGGTGCAGTTCCACCAGCCCACTTCCAATCAGCATGATAGGCAAGTGTTCTAGATCCTGTACCATCTTGTGTAACAAAGATAGAACCGCTTTGACCAGCAGTCTGGTTAGATGGTTGTCCAAGAGTACGGTTTCCACCAAGGGTTACGCTGTAGTTATTATTAGAGCTGAAGTCAACAGCAATAGTAGCTCCATCAGTTAACCCTGTGATGCTAGCAGGTACTGCTGCACCTGTTACTTTTACACCAGATGAAGTAGTGTTAAACTTTAGATTGCCATAATGGTATAGGCGTAGTTGTCCATCACCTCCAGATGCTTGGAGGTAAGTTGTTACACCGCCACTACCATCGTCAGCACGAATGTAGATGTCACCGTCATCAGTAGTTGTATTAATGTAGAAACTACCAGTGTTATTAACTATGTAACTGTTAGAACCATCATGCTGTAGCTCTATGTCATCACTAGCACCAAGTAAGAGCTTCTTACCATCTGCATCAATAGTTACATCATCAGTGAACGTGGCGGCTCCAGCAGCAGTTACATAGAACGGGAAAGTAGCGTTATTACCATTGTAAATATAGAACTTCTTAGAGGTCTGATCACTTGTTGAAGCACTATACGCTACTACCGCTCCATTACCAGCAGTTGATAATGCAGTTCCTTGTGTCGTTAACGATGCTCCACCTGATAGGACGTTTCCATCGAACGTGGCGGCTCCTGCTGCTGTGATAGATGCTTTCTCTACTTTCGTACCACCTATGTCAGAGAATAGTTGAAAGGTTTTAGAGGTAGTAGTAGTAGTTTGAGAATAAAGATCAACGGTGCTGTCAGTTAAATCAATGTCGCTACCGGACGTGACTGTACCTGAAAATGTAGGACTAGCTGAAGGTGCTTTAGTGCCTAGTTGTGTTTGAATGTTAGATGTAACACCATCTAGATAATCAAATTCTGTACTAGTTACACCTGTAGCCTTCAGATCTTTAGCATAATTAAGATCATCTTTATCTCCAGTAAAACCATCTAGTGTATTTAGTTCTGCAGTAGTAGATGTTACTCCGTCTAAGATATTAAGTTCAGCAGCAGTGGACGTTACACCATCTAGAATGTTCAGCTCAGCTGTTGTTACTGTCGCCCCATCTAGTATTTGTACTTCTGCCTGTGTTAAGTCAGCAAGGGCACTGGCTGTACCACTAGCCATTGTAGCTAGTTCTGTCAGTTCAGCATCCTCAGCCTGCATAGGCTTACCACCTGCTGTACTACCGTCGTGTACGACAACTACATCCTTATCGGTATCTACTGTAACTTCACCTTCTGCTCCAGTAAAGCTACTATGTTGTGAGGTTGTACCTCTTCTTAGTTGTAATTTTTTTGCCATGTCTATAGAGTTCCAAAGTCGATTTGTAAGTTGTCGCCACTAACAGTAGCTACTTCAGTCAAGTTTTTATCGTTGCAATCTAGGTGCCCTCCTAATTCAGGTGAAGCATCTTCCACTATATTACCTAGTCCAGCAGATGCTGTTACTACCCATGCAGTACCATTATAAATCTTCAGTACATTATTCTGTTCATCGTACCAAAGATCTCCTTCGTCCAAAGAACTTGAAGGTGCATTAGAAGCTATCCTGTATACATTAGCAAATGTATTAATGTTTGTAATGTTAGTAGCACATGTATCTAGGGATCCTGTACCTGTACCTGAACTGATAGCATCAGCAATACTTCCTAAATCTTCTTGTCTAGTAAGGTTACCAGATACAATAGCAATATCATCTAAGACTGACTGAACAGGTGTTACGGCTGCAAATGCAGAGCCATTATACACCTTCATTGCTTTGTTAGACGATGAATCGAACCATAGATCACCATCTGCTAAAGCATTACCACCACCATCAGTACCTGGAGCTGATGTAGCAATTTGGTATAGATCTGCAAAGTTACTTACATCTGTTATATTATCGGCTACAGTTTCAACATCACTAATCTTACTACCTACATTAGTGACATTAGTATTGTTACTGGCAACAGTGTTAATGTTAGTAGTATTACCTGCTACAGTAGTTACATTAGCTTGTATACCTGCAACAGTAGTTATGTTACCGCTAATACCTGCTACAGTTGTTACTTCAGTAGCTTTGGGTGTTAGTCGATGGA